AATTGACTAAAAAACAGTCTGTATTGGAAGCGATTCAGAATTCAGATCGATCTGAGAGAAAGGCCTTTGAACGTGAAACTACTGATGCCATAAAAACCATACATGATGACATTAAGAAATTGTCGGAAGAAATTGACTATCGAGAAGCAGAGAAGAAATTTGATAAATTACGTATGGATATTTTAGATTCTGCGGATAGAATATCAAAGTCAGGATCTGTAAGTGCTGAATACATAAATAATGTGTATGATCTGATTGAGAAGTATGAAGACATGTGTGAGAAGTATAGATTTAGCAATAACAAGATTAATGATTCTATTGAGGTTATCAGACATAAATATAAACAACTTCAAGAAGAAGGAAAAATTAAAAGGTGATAACCTGTGAAGTATAAAGTTAATTTGTCAACCAAGGTAAATCCCGCAAAACTCGCCGCAGGAACTGGGATTATTGTAATAGAACCAGACGATTATACAGATGCACAGATTAAAGCTATAAAAGCCAAAGGTTATAAGGTGTTAGCTTATCTGAGCGTCGGCACTATAGAAAAAGAACGCTCTTGGTATAATAAATATAAAAAATACGGGTTGAAGAAGCTCGAAGATTGGCCTAATGAAGTTTATGCAGATGTTAGGAAAACCAATTGGCGGGCTTTTCTTGTATCCAGAGCGAAGCAATTAAAGAAGCGAGGATTTGATGGGTTCTGGTGCGACAATCTGGACGTGTATGAGTATTACAAGAGCGAGAAGATGTTCGCTGCTTGTAAGGCAGTACTCAAACAGATAAAGCAACTTGGATATGTAATGGTAAATGGCGGCTCAGAGTTCTGGGATGTGGCTATGGACAAGAAAGTTAATCTTTCTAGTATTGTAAATGGTGTAACACAGGAAGAAGTTTTTAGCTTGATTAAGAAGTATTCCGGTAAAGGTACTTTTGGGCTTCAAAAAGCTTCTGAGAGTAAGTTTTATCAGGGACTGTTGAAGAAATTGTTGAAGCATAGGGTGCAGACATTTTTATTGGAGTATACAAGGAACGAAGTAGTTAAAAATAAGATTCGTAACTTTTGTAAAACATATAAGATGACTGGATATTATATATCCGGCGATGTTAATTTATAAAGAAAGGAATGATGTAATATGTTAAACAAGATAAAAACTATAAACTGGAAAGTTAGATTTATGAATAAAACTTGGGTAGTAATGTTTATTGCCGCACTTTTTGTGTTAGTTGGAGCAGTAGGAAAACTCTTCGGATTTGAATTAGATACTACAAATCTTCAGGAAAATATTGTACGTATTGTTTATGCTCTTTTCGGATTATTGGCTGTTTTGGGAGTTGTTGTCGATGGAACCACAGAAGGATTCTATGATGGTCCACTTGGATCCCAGTACACCATTCCTGGCGGATTTGCACCAGAGGAAGATGAGAAGTAATGCTTTGTGGCTGGGCATCAATTAGTGAACGTGGTACAGCGAGAAACGGCAAGGCTGGAGATCAAACTGGTAAAGAAGTTAAAACTGGACAGTGGTATTATTTCGGACAAAATGTATGCCTTAGATGGAAGGATCCGGAATTGGCAAAGAAATATGCCAAGATTGTTAAAGCACTTTGTAATAATAAACATATAGGATACGATCAGAATGAGCGTATTACATTATTTAATCAAGCTAAAAAGAATAAATGGGATTATACAAAAATTACCAATGATTGCGAGACAGATTGCTCTGCACTTGTGGGAGTTGCTGTTAATTGCACTCTTGGTAAGGCTGTTATTCCTTCATATGTCTACACCGGCAATCTCGAAAGTTTACTTATGTCTACCGGATATTTTAAAAAGCTTACAGGAAATAAGTATCTTACAAGTTCATTTTACGTTAAAGCGGGCGATATTTTGAACGCAGCAGGACATCATGTGATCACTGTGCTTGAAGATGGTCCGTTATGCGACAAGAAAACAAATAACAAAGTTGCTGAACCTATTTTGCGGAAGGGCAATACGGGATCAGAAGTCAAGAAGCTGCAGAGCAATTTGAATAAGCTTGGATTTACTGATAGCGAAGGAGAAAAATTGGAACTGGACGGAAAATTTGGGGCATCAACGTATGAATCGCTATGTAAGTTTCAGAAAAAATATAGTCTTGAAGTAGACGGGATATATGGAAAAGTTAGTTATTCATGGATGAGTAAACTTATTAGATAGAATACTGAAATTATTTGGAGTCGAAGAAATTCGGCTCCTTATTTTTTTGTCTAAACGGAGGAGATATGGAAAATAAATATGATATAAAAATGGATTTGTCTGATTTGCCAACACGCTATAATGGAATCGATTGGAAAGGTAGTGTTGGAAAATATGTCTCTTATGAAATGGAGTCAATTAAGGGAAATATACTAATTAAAGAAATTGATGAAAAAGATGCAGGACGAATTATTATTGAGGAAAACGGGAAAGAAGCTAGTATTAAAAAAAGTAGTCTGCGCAAAGGAAATATTAAAAAATTTATTGGATGCTCTTTGCTAAAACAGATGTATAACATTGGTGATGTTATCGAAAGTAGACATACTGGTCATAAGTTTACGATTATTAATTATGAAATTCAAACCAATGATGATAGAACGCAAATAGTATATACATGTAAATGCGAACATTGTGGGAGCATATTCCAAAGACCACAAACCTATCTTAAAAATGGTTGTATGTTTTGTCATAAGAACGATACGAATATTCCAAATACTGCACCTTGGATGATACCTTATTTTCAAGGGGGATATGATGAAGCAAAATTATATCAAAGATATAGCCAAGATGAAATCATACCAAAATGTCCAATCTGCGGAAAAATTCAAGACAAACCAATAAAAATAGCGGATCTTTATAAACACGGATTAATAACTTGTGATTGTAGTACAACAATTCCTTTTACCGAACAATTGGTCATGTCGATTTTAGATCAATTAAACATATCTTATATTCATCAAGCTTCATGCAAATCTTTGGGTTTTGATGATTCTTTTAAAAAATATGATTTTTATCTACCAGATCACTCCATAATTATCGAAACTCATGGTGCCCAACATTATAATGATATTAGCTGCTGGAGAAAATATAAAGATCAGTCCAAAAACGATACTTATAAGAAAAAGATAGCAATTTCACATGGAATTAAACATTATATTATAATTGATTGTCGAAAGTCAAATTTAAAATGGATTAAAAAATCGATTTTAAACTCAGATCTTCCATTATTATTAAATTTTAATGAAAATGATGTGGACTGGAATAAATGCAATGAATACAAACTAACAGGAAATGTCAAAGAGATATGTGAAGATTACAAGAATAATTATTTAACATTAGATGAATTGGTAAAAAAGTATAATCTAAGTAGGTCAACTATTTCAATTTATTTAACTAGAGGAGCAAAAGAGGGCTGGTGCATACACGATAAGTTAAACAATACAAAGAGAAGACCTCTTGAAGTTATTAAAGATGGGCATCACATTGGATATTTTAGAACAATGGGCGATGCAGCAGATTATTTATCAAATGACGAAACTAAGTTTTGGTATAAAAATATTAGTAAAGTAATTGATACTAATGAAAAATATAAAGGATATAATTTTAGACATGTTGAGAGTATTCCATTAAGATGGGATATCCTTCAGGGTAAAATTTCATGAAAGGAGTGATTTTATGAAAGGAATTGATATATATCAAGGAGAATGTAAAAATTTTAAAACTGGAGAACTTAAGCCAATACCAGAGAAGGCATATAAAGAATCTGATTTTGTTATAGTTAAAGCAACACAAGGTGTATCATATAAATATACCTCTTTTTTTCATACTATGATTAAAAGGGCACTTAAAGATTCTAAGCTAATCGGTGCTTATCACTATGCTAGTGGGCATGATCCTATAAAAGAAGCAGATTACTTCATTTCAGTTGTTAAACCATATTTAGGTAAGATAGTCCTTGCATGTGATTGGGAAGGTTATCAAAATTCAAAATGGGGCAGCAAAACATGGTGTACTAAATTTATAAACAGAGTCAAGGAAAAAACTGGAATTACATGTATACTCTATACTGGTGAAGATGGCTGCATTCAGAATAAATCTTTGGCGGGTAAAGTACCGTTATGGTTCGCAAGATATCCCCGTAATCCTAAGATGAGTACAAGTTGGACTGTTCCTAAATTAAATTGGAATCTTGGAGTATGGAAAAATTATGACATCTGGCAGTATACATCAACAAATGAAAAGGTTGATCGCAATACAACCAAGTGGACTAAAGCCGACTGGAATAATTACGCAATGGGCAATTATTTCCCGAAACATGTAATAGATGATCTTGAAGAATACCACGCTTTTATCAAGAAGTATTATAAGAAATTCATCAATCATTATGATTCTAATATGACTACGTTCGAAAAATGTAAAGCTGCTGTAGCCAAAGGTAAAACCGTTGGATTGACTTGTGTAGTTGGACTTCGTTGGGCTTTAGCAGAAATGGGTATTAAGAACGCTTCTGGTAAAAGCCTTATTTCAGCCCCAGATGGAACGTTTAAGAGCTATTACACTGGGGATATGAAAAAGTACCTTACAAGGATTACAAGCGGCGGAGCGGTCGGTATGACGATTAAACAGGCTGCTGATAAAGGGTTACTTAAGATGGGTGACATTATCTGTTATGAGGATCACACTCATACTACTGTATACTATAAGAACTATGTAGTATTTGAAGGTGGAAGTCAATGCGTGAAGAATGGGCATTATCCGAATGGTATCAAGGTTAACTATGAGAAATATCCAAGGAAGATTTCTGAGATTCTTAGATGGAAAACTTTTAATGCTCCGAAGAAAACCACAACAACTACAACAAAAACTGGTAAAGCTTATACTGGAAAGATTCCGACATTCCCGAAATCAAGATCTTATTATCAGTTGGATGATGGTATCAAGACAAAAACTTCTTATACTCCACAGATTACACTGATTCAGCTTGCATTAAACTGGGCTATAGATGCGAAACTGGCAACGGACGGCCAGTACGGGAGTAAAACTGAAGCTGCTGTGAAAAAGTACCAGAAGAAATATGGACTTGAGCAGGATGGTAAGTGGGGGCCAAAATGTAACGCAAAATTGAAGGAGATTAAGAAATGAGAAAAGAATTGATTAGATTGGCGAGAATTGCGCCGCTCAACGGATATGTAGAATCCGGCCATTTCGGGATCATAAATCTCAAAGAAGAATACAACAAGAGTGATTACTATATTGTTGAACTTCTTGAAAAGCTTCTCGATGAAGGAGAAATCCGCGAACTTAAAGTGAATTATGATAAAGATGATAGACATATCCTGAGTTATAAATTTAAATAAAATTAAGGGAGATCTTAGAATAAAATCTAGGGTCTCCCTTTTTTGGTTAATGTACATTATTATACACACTATGTCGGATAATGTTTATAATGACATACATTAGCACAGAAGCAAGTCTTTGAGTACTTGTTGAGAACTTTCAAATCAAATCGAAAAAAGTCCTTGATATAGACATAAAAAAGAGCACGAGACGGGATTCGAATACGTTATTCATATCCCAAATACGGCTTTATTACTTGTTGTTCGCCAAAATCGTTTGAGTACTATTGAGAACTAAGCTGAAATTCACCAATAGAGCTTATGATATCAAGCTTTTTGTCAATTGATTTTCTATTTCTGTGATAGAAATTCTCGCCTACTGCAATATCCGTCCATCCCATCTGGGACTTTATCAGATTGTTGTCAAGTTTTGCATCCATAAGAATACTGGTAACTGTTTTACGAATCTTATGAGGAGATCGCGGCGGAATTCCAACATTATTGCACACCCTTAGCAAATGTCTACGAATCTTCTGCGTATTTAATCTTACTCCGTTTTCGACGAAGATGTAGTCGCCAAACGCATTAAAGACTCTTAGACGACTCAGAACAAAATGAAAGTCCTTTGGTATGACCACATTTCTAATCCCAGCTTGAGTTTTCGGAAAATCTTTGACACCATATATATAACCAGGGCCATCTGGATTAGAATACTTTGTTTCTGTTCGCCTTACTGATACGACCGGTCCGGCGATATCTTCGTGTTTTAACGCAACCAACTCGCCGACTCTTAATCCGCTGACAAACATCAACAACACTGCAGTATTCCTAAGCGTCATATCGCTCATACAATATTCTATAATCTTGGCCGTTTCTTCTTCGTCAAACACTTCTTCGCTGTCTTCTTTGACTGTTTTATGAAAATCTCTATCTGCGATATCCAGATCATCAAATAAGTCCTTCACATTAAAGTTGACAACCTTGAGACGTTTTCCGCGCTGAAGAATACCTTTGACGACAGATTTAAGAGAACTAAATGATTTTGATGTCAGCTGCTTTTCCGCTAATTCTTCTTCTAAGAAATCTTCGAAATCTTCCGGTGTCAGAGTTGATATTTTATTCTTGCCGAACTCTTCAAAATGTCGTCGATAAACTTGCCAAGTTCTATCATATGTAGATCGCGCGATTTTATTACGCTCATATCTTTGAGTAATCCACTCTTCAAATAATTCGTCTAGCGTTGGATTAGTCTCCAACTCTTCGAAAAATTTTATCACCCTATCTTCTACTTCTTCTTCGGTTTTCTTTTTAACCTTAGTACGTTTTGGTTCAGTTGGTAGATAAGTATACCAAAGACCATCAGATCCTTGATATATTTTATTTTTGTGCATAGCAAGGTATTTCTTTCTTTTTTTCATATCTTCCACCTTTGCTTGCTCCTGTGCGATATTTATATTATCATATTTTGCCAAATATTTCAACCTCCAGAAAAGGGCGACCGAAGCCGCCCATATCTATTAATCACAATCAGTGTGTAACATTACATTGTCATTGAATATAAAATTCTTGAAGTTTTCTTCAGTGTAAGGAAATAATTCACAGGATCCGTAATACTCTGGTTGACTCTGATGATCAATTTCAGGGACAACATCATTGATAATCTCTATCCCATTTGCTCCTGCGTATTCACATACAACTCTCTCAAGATCCCTATAATATAAATCTTCATATAATCTTTCGCGCGGATCCGCATCCCAAGTGGAGCCACAGCTATATGTAAGACATGTTAAAAGATAACTTAGTTTTTCTTCTTGTGTTTCGTAGTACTCAAAATCTTTTCCGAAATGCCCGAAATGAGCTATGACTTTACCATCTTTGATCGGTAATCTTGATGGACTCAATGATTGATCTTTATAAACCAGAGTATGAACGGAACTGCTATTTGTCTCAAATAAACCGTTTCTAATTGTTTTCTTCATATAGCACCTCATATCTTTCTATCCAATCAGGTCTATCAAATATACTAGCATATTCTTTTACGTTGCCAGTTTGAGCAATATCGGGATCCATACCGAAATATCGTGGATAACTGCACTCCGGGCAATACGTCGTATATTCTGCAGCATATCTTCTAGGATAATAATCTACCAACTTTTTATTAACATCGAAGTCATTCCTATTTTCAATAAGATATTCGCATCCACATGCTTGGCATTTTATTCTTATTCCTTTTTTGTCAAATACACCATGACTTATTACTTTCATTGATCTCTCCTATAAAGCCAACTATAATCGACATCATCAACTTCCGGAAGTTCTTCTTCTTCGGCTTTTATGACTTCACTCATATCAATTATATCTTCCAACCTTCCAAGTCTTCTGATGTAATCATGGCCTCCGTCAACAGCAATGGCTCCGCAGCTACAATATTTGAAATCATGAACATGCATAGACTCAATAATATCACCGCATTTTGCGCATCTACATCTATTATGAATAATTTTATGCATCAATGATGTCTCCTCCTTTTACTTCGTTGGCATATTTAATTCGATATTCTGGAATTGTATGAGTCATTCCTGGTGTTCCAACGATTATATAAACAATATCTTTCATAGGTTTTCTAAAGTAATCTTTGCCGACAATTGCTCCGATGACTTCTTGTGTGCTGCTCCATACCTGTCTCCAGACTTCTTTTTCATAAACACCGTCATCGCACATTTCGCAGCCAATCTGTTCTTCTGGACTGATATCAATAAGTCCTGTTCCTTTACAATAAGGGCATGTTATTTTTTCATATACGGTTTCTGGCACTGGATATCTAACTTCATCGCCGATGTTGAATTTTGTTTCAATCTGAATCATCTACAGCCCTCCAATTATATCTACAATCTGGATTTTCATGCATTAATCGTAGCATCTCTGGAACCACCTCTTCCATTGATTCCAGAGTACTTACTACGAATTCTTGATTTGTTGAGAAATTTATTGCTATAATTTCGTACTTCATTTCACACCTGTACTTCCGAATCCACCGCGCGATTTATCATCAAGATGTTCAACTTCTTCAAACTCAATCTTCGGCTGGATTCTATTGATACGGAACTGACAAATCCTGTCATTTTTATGAATAACCTCATAACGAGTGGCAAATACCGGCATCATCCATTGATCGTTGTCACCAGAATATGAATTGTCGATGACCCCCATGTGGTTGGTCTGAATGATACCGAAATTCTTAAAAGTCGAGCTTCTGGGCACAATATTAGCTTCATAGCCTAACGGTAATTTCATGGACACCCCTAAAGGAATCAACTTGAAATCGCCTGGCCATAATTCAACATCGCATGCCGCCCGAAGGTCGATCCAATCTCCACCTTCTTTCTGCTCAATTTTGTCTATGTCTGTGTGATATTTAATCTTAATTGTCTCCATCATTTACCCTCCTTATTAATACCACTCGCTGCAATATACATCAACCGTAAAGAGAAAACTATCATCGCCACCATACTGTAAAAAGATGTCTTCGATTTCATAACACTCATCTTTGAGTGTAATAAATCCGTTTTTATAATCTTTTGCTTCCATTAAAAGTTTATAAAACGTATCATAATTATCTTTTACGTCGTGTGCGCAAATCCATTCTGGATGATCATAATCATACGCATCACAATCTTCGTTGTAACCTACTTCATAAAATCTAAAAGTCATTCTGACAAAACCTCCCAGCTGCAATTTTCATCGAATTCTATTCCGATGTGCTTTACAAATAATTTCTTAATGTCACCTTTGGATAGTGAAAATCCTCTGTATCTAACTCTTGCGGGATATGCCGCTTTAACTTTGTCATCTTCTATGTCTAATACTATCGCCCATCCAAAGACATGAAGAATAGCATTGATGAACCAGAGGAGTCCATAATCTCTGAACTTGCTCCATGAATGTTTTTCAGGCATTCTTCATTCTCCTCTTTAATCTCTTAGTACGCCGATCTTTCTTTTTCGGGAATACCCCATGAAGCACATTGACTCCGAAAACCTTCCTGAACAACTTACACTTCTTGCTCCGCTTGGCCTTCGGGAAGAATTCAGCATTCTCAACAGTAAAACTTATTTCTTTGGTAGTCAATCTATATACTAACGGGTCTTCGATAGCATCTGGATCACCAACAGATATTTCTGGGATTTCGAACCCGCTAATATTCATAATTTTCTCGCCAGTTTCAGCATTAAATAATCTTCCAATTAGCTCTCCAGTAGTAAATTCAAACGTCGGCATCAGTCATCCTCTTTCGTATAAGAATATGTACTCACTATCTTCACAGGTCTTCCTTCATCATCGTAAATTGTCGAAGTCTGTAAATCGTAATTCTGCTCATTCTTAAAATTCAGTTCAAAACTATCTATTGCATTAATATCATCAGTTTCTAATGTTAATGTAACTTTACTCAATTATCCAGCACCTCCCAGTAGCAATTTTCATCATATTCAATTCCTATATGCTTAACAAACAGTTTTTTAATATCTCCTTTAGACAAGTTGTCAGGAGCGTTTACGATTTTCTCAATTTTTCCGCAAGTTTCTACTTCATATGTTAATTTAATCAGCACTTAACTTTCAGCCTCCAAGTTTTTCGTACATTCTTTGTATTCTTCCTTATGTCCCTCTGCTATCCACCAAGTTTTTCCGCCATATTTCGGACACCAACAGTAATCACACATTTCACGAATATCAGATATAAAATCTTCAAATGTAGAATACGCACATTGATCAACAGCATCTTTTTCAATGCGATCTTTCAATTCTTCTTTAATCAAATCGCAACCATAACAATGATGGATTTCTTTGTCTTCATGTGTCATTCGCCATATGAAAAATATCTGAGACTCGACAAATTCTTTTACAGTTTTTATATCTTCAATTCTCATTTCAATCCTTCTTTTAAATATTCCAAATACTCATCCCATAGACCTTTCATGTGAATATACTCCTTTTTCTGGCGCGACATTTTATGTAATCTCAAGTCTCGCTCGACCGTTGTAAGGAGACTTTTTGCCACTTTCTCATCTAAGAACTGGTCAGTAATCCTTGAGATGATTAACGTATCGCCTTTAGGAATCCCGGCTACGATAGTCTTATACTCGTCTATTTGTCCTTGTGGAATTTCGTAGTCTGATTTCGGTAAATTCCTTATCGAAAATGGTCTTATATTCTTACCCTGAGTCATAGCACCAAGATTAGATGCGATAAAGTCAATGTCTTTGGCTTTAAATCTAAAAGTAATTTCGCCGTCACCCTCTTTAATGTCAGTAATCTTGACGCCTTTTTCTTCACATTTTTTGACAAGTTTGCGACCAGTTTTGATTGAGGTGATGAAGACCTCTAAAGTGTTGTATCCATAGTGAGAAATTTGTGCAATTTCTTTACCATTTTTACGACACGGAATATAGAAGTCTTCTGTCTCAATCATTCCCGCAGGATTGCGCGGATAGTCATTTGTTGCCTGATCTATAGGAGCAAGAATACGATACTGACCATGAAATTTCTGGTACAAGTAATTACTCATTTATAACTCCTAACTTTAATTTTGATTTATAGTTAAAATTTCGTAACTATAAATTACTAGAAATCATGAATTATAGTTAATCACATTTGCTCCAACCACAATCTGGACAAACAACACATCCACCTTGGAAAACAGCGTTGCCGCCACATTCTGGACATGTAATATTTTTCTTATTCACATCTTCTTCTTTCGGCGGTTGAATAATTTTAACGGTTTTCTCTTTAATTATCTGATCGTCATCTACAAGATCTTCCTGAATTTCTTTATACATTTCAAGAAGGGCATTTCCTACGGCAACCGGGCAGCTGCTACCACGACTTGTATCATGTTTTGTTGCACTGCGAACCGCATATGATGGGCAACTTCCGCATGACTTTAACTGATCAACAATACTATAGATATCAATTCCGCCACGAGCCGCAAGACTTATCATTCTTGATAATCCGGTGAGCGAATTTGCACATCCGCCTGTGCTTCCTTTCGATAAGAAGCATTCAAGGAGATTACCGTTATCGCCGTCGAAATAAGCTAATAGATGAAGGCTGCCACATCCGGTATTAAGTTTGCGCTTTCTACCTACGCAGTTATCATCAGCAACAATAATCATGCCTCGTTTAAGTTCTGTAATTTCTTCTTCATTTTTCTGATTTGAATCATTTGTAGTAAGAATTCCAGATCTTTTACATCCATCGCGATAAATAGTAACTCCTTTCAAACCTTTTTTCCAAGCTTCCATATATAATTCTTCTACTTGATCTACAGTAAAATCGTTAGTTACATTGATAGTAGAACTAATAGAAGCATCAATATGTTTTTGCCATGTTGATTGCATATTGATTCTCTCATGATAGTCAAGAGTCTGTGCTGTCACAAAATAATCCGGAAGTTCTGAATCATCAGATAAACCATGTTCTTTTATATACTTATCTACAATTGGTGTGTAGACTTTATAATATTCATCGTGACCATGAAGAGATTCTGTTTTACGAGTATAATAATTTGCGAATATTGGTTCTATACCGCCGCTTACACCAAGCATAGAACTTAATGTACCTGTCGGTGCTATTGTAAGAAGCTGTGAATTTCTTAGCGATGGACATTTTTTAGATTTCTGCGTAGTATGTCTCTGATAGAATTCGCTTTTTGAAATAGCTTCAGAATTAAATTTAGGATATGATCCTAATGACAATCCGAGCATCTCAGATTCCTTAAGAGCAGTCTCTGCCATAATTTGTCCTATATTGTCGCAAAATGCAATAGAATCAGGCGAACCATAACGTATACCTAATTTAATTAACATATCGGCAAGCCCAAAAATTCCCAATCCAATTTGTTTCCAATTACCAACAGATTCGCGCTGTTCTTCTAATGGATGTAATGGAAGTCCTTCTTCTAAGACTTCATTTAATCCTTGTACTGCAATTTTCACTGTTCTTATAAAATCATCGTAATCAAACTTTTTGTCTGATGTCACGAATTCTGATAAATTAATTGAACTTAATAAACAACTACCCCCCGCTGGAAGTGGTTCTTCCTGATTATTATCGTAAAGACTTTTTATTCCTTACTTCTGGAGATTTCTCTCATACTCATTGATTAGCAGGTGGCGAAAAATCAATGAGATACGTCTGTCATTTCAGACCAGCCTAGCATATATTTTCTTTAGAGATTTTCTTTAATTCATCAAGTAATTCGCGTTTATTTTTAACATTGAAACATATAAAAATGCTTCTTAAATCTTTTAATCCATATTTATCTAATACAGTTTCCTGTAAACCTGATAATGCATTTGTTATTCTATTATAAGGACATTCATTAACGATTATCTTATTATTTAGAACCCACTCAATTATGTCTTTTTTTATAATTTCTTTTCTTTTCACATTCTCTATATGTATGGATTCCGTTGCAGCTTTTACTCCCTTTTCCCAACTTCGAGATTTATTAATGCATTCCTGACTTCCACATGTTTTCCGATTTTTTGTTTCATATGGTTTTAATTTTAATACCTTGCCGCATATAGGACATTTCCAATCTAAATAATTATTTTTTGCCTTTTCTTTAACGGTCTCTGTTCCTTTTCTAAAGACCCTCCAACATTTTAGATGACATTGCAGGATCCTTCCATTTTTCTTTGGTTGTGTCACCTATCTTTTTCTTAGTGGAATCTGATTTTTTCCCACCATTATTGCCGCCAGAATCTAAGTTATATCCATATGATTTATTAGTTGAATTGTAGTATTTAATCCAATATCTTTCCTTCTCATTTAGCTCATCAATAGAGTTGGCAGTATCTATTACAATAAAATCAAAGTTGCTTTCACCGTATTTATTAATTGCATTATGGAAGTACGTGTTTTTTCTTTTATCACATCTTGATTCTCTGAAATGCTGATTCTTCCTATAATCTAAGCTATTTGTTGTTTGCCCTATATATGTTTTGTTGTTTATTAAGTTCGTAGCTTTATATATAATCATTCATATCTTCACTCCTGACTATATCTCTAAAGTCCCGTACTCTTGGATGGATTATTGCTCTCTATAGCGCTCACCATCTATGCGTTACAATCCTCTGTGATGCAGTAGGATCTCGGTATTCCCATACTTAAAAGCTACAGGGTTCACCGATTTTACGAGATGTTTTACATGCGCCCAAGATTTTTCACCAAGCACATGGATTCGTACCAGCATATTCAAAATTATCATCTTCACTAAGCAAGTTATATTCACAAATTGAATCCCAGAAAAGCATTCCCGGTTCTGCATAATCCCAATTCATCTCGCAGAATTTATGGAATAAATCTTTAGCTTTAACAGTTTTATAAATATTCTCCCCAGTTTCTGCTCTAACATAGCTCAGATACCAATCTTCGTCGTTTTCTACGGCATGCATAAAATCGTCTGTAATACGGATTGATATATTAGCTTTAGTAACTCTTTCAAGATCTGATTTACATTCAATAAATTCTTCAAGATCTGGATGGTCGCAAGGAATTGAGATCATCAAAGCTCCTCTGCGGCCATTCTGACCTATCAAACCTGTGACCATACTATATAGATCCATAAACGAAACAGATCCCGAAGTCTCTTTAGCAGTGTTATTGACTTTCGCTCCCCTTGGTGCTAATTTGCCAATATCAATACCACATCCGCCGCCATAACTAAATGTTCTGGCTAATTTTTTTGCACAATCAAATATTGACTCGATATTATCTTCCGGCGGCGTTATTACATAACAATTTGAATATGTAACTTTTTCGCCGTCTTTATAGGCTCCACGATTTGAAAGAATTCTTCCTCCAAATAGAAACTTTTTATCTCTTATCAATTGTTTAATATCATGATTGCCGCCAGAAACCCTTTCAAGCCATTGTTCAAAATCCTCACCATTTCTCTGATATTTTCTAGTCCAAATATCGATCCCAAGCTGATTGTCATTACCAAGCCATTCTTGTACCGTCATTAACATTCCCCCTTAACCATAATTGCATACCAAATAAAGTTAGAAATATAGCATTGATATCTTGCGGTCACTATCTTGTATCCATCTTCCAATAATTTAGACACCTTTTTCTCAAAATCGTTTTGATCAGAAGATAATATACATTTACATTTATCCACGTTTCTCAACTCCTACATAAATTTCTTTAATTTCTCATCAAATCGCGCCATTTTGTTTCTATGTTCAAGTTCCAGATCTTCGACCACCCGAAGTGTTTCATGAAGACGCCTAATTATCTGCTGATACTTACGCTGCATTGCTGAATGATATTTATATTCAGCTTTAATGTCTGCAATTTGTCTGCCAGTCTTTTCTGAAAATTCATCTGGTTTTTTACACTTTGCAATGCCTATAAAATAATCCTCACATCCATCATCTATGTCTAAAAAATCTGTCTGGTGAAATATCGCAGACATTAATTCGACTCCAAAGTATCCTAGCTTGTTACCCATTTCATCAATGACAGTTCTTCCCGCACCAAGACGAGATAACTTTGAAACAACAATACCTTTTTCTTTATTTGCAAAATATCTATCAAGTGTACTACTCTTCATAATATGCTCCTATCTTTTCAATCTCATCAGTAAAATTTTTAATAGTAATTTCGTTCATTGTCGGCACCCAGATCTCAACAGTATGAGATAATAATGACAAAACTCCTAATAGTGAACATCCGTCTATTATATATCTTCCATAACATAAATTAACAGGAATTGTATATTTAAACTCTTCGCATATAGCTACGAATTCTTTGCATATTTCTTCAGAATCTAATTTAATTTTCCACATCGCTATCACCTTTCTGTTTTGACAACCAATGTTGATATAAATTGTATATATTCCTGGCACATCTATCAGCGCCGCCTTCTCCCCAGTTTATAATACAGGTATCTGTATATTTACTAATGTCGGCAAAATCGAGGAGATCCGCATCAAATCTTCGTGAAGCTTCCGCTGGATCATCTCCTCTTGCCATTTGGCGACTTATAATAACGGTATCCGGTGCTGTAATCTCAACAACAAACACTGGAAGATTTTTATCTCGTACATACCGAAGACCATCTGGATTTAGTATAATAATTTTGTTATCCGAATCTTCGTAGTCTTTTCTAAGAGAACCATAATACCAAGTCTCGCCGGAGGCTACATGATATTTAGTAGTTTCGGCAAAATCTAATGTCTCCCATATAAAATGACAGTCAAGCATTACTTCTTCTGTCTTATTTTCTGTTGCTGCTAATATTGGAAGCTGTGTTTTTATAAAATGATAATCAACACCGTCAACTTCGCCATCTCTGGGAGGCCGTGTGGTACATGTGACAACTCTCTCCATACCGTATTCATCGCATAAGATTTTTTGTATTGTATCTTTGCCGACACAAGATCGGCCTACAAGAACTAACATTCTTATTCCTCCATAATATCTTTCACATATGATAAGTCTTTAAGAACCTCAACAAACTCATTCCATTCATCAAGCTTATGACCAGTACGCTCTTTAATAATCTTGAAAATTGTTTCATAACTCATGCAAATAGTGCGCTTCTGATTATATGATGATGGAAGTAACTGAATAAGCTGCCACCAATATTTCTTATCTTTGGTTTCTAAATACAAATCTCTGTATTCATTGAGTAACTGAATAATTACATGCATACCATCAGATGCATTTATTGCGTGACTGTCGGCACTGTACAAATCAACATCGATATCAAATTTCTCAGCCTTGTCGTCTGATAAATGTTCGATACTAAAATCGTCTGTCGTAAATTCTTTTGAATGGATTTTATGCATCGTACTTGTTGAACACTGAGATTTTCCAACAGTATAACGATCCATTTCTTTCCACCAATACAACGGAGCCGTAATTTCCATTGATATCTGAATCATCCGCGCATAAGTTCTATGCTCAGGACCAGCTTTATATAACCTTTTCATTAAATCTAAATCATGATCGCCAATCCTATAATATACATATCCCGGCTTATCTTCTCCAGCAGACCAGTCTTCAACATATTCGCTATCACTCTTATCCCAACTATTCATTGGATTTCTCATTGCTCGTGCAGCGTGATTTAATCCCCACACATCAACGTTTTCTACTTTAATCATCTTAATCCTCCATTACGTTTCTTCTATATATCTTTATTTTTTCAACAGGAGAATCCCATTCTTCGGAAAGACTTGAAATATCTCCTGAAATGGCGGCCGTTCTATATAAACTATCTATATCAATGACAAATTCTGTGTAACATCCATTATCTGCTGTATACATATCGTCAACAGTATCTTCATGCTTCTTCTCGTCAGAAATAATACATGGAATCACAGTTCCATTTTCTAATACCAAATCGAAATACTGTCCAATCTTAGGATTAAATGCGAATCCTATTGCCACACAAAATCTTCCGTCAACCATGCGGATCCCGTAGTCACCGGTATAAGCATCCTGCTGCAGGTGCCACTGCGGCGAACTTTCATCTGTTATCTTCTGATAATCCATAAACGATTTATAGCCACTATATTCCGGAATCCAATATAATCTATAATTTGGCTCTTCTTTACTAAGATATTTTTTACTTACAAATCCGACTCTTTTGCCATGTTTAATTAAAACCGCCCATTTATTATTACATCTACAAACTTGAACTTTTTGCCCATATCTTAAGCTTCCAACGATTTTAGAATCTGCGTCTGGACGTTTTCGGATATTTAAAGATTCTGTTGCGTATCGGATGTAAGTTTTGTTATAGGTGTCAACAACTTCTTTTGAGAGACGGTTAACCATCTCAGAACTTCTTGTAGCAATATTACTTAAACAAGTTGTCTGTCCCCTTGCGGGGACGACGTGGAATATTGAAATCATGGAAGCCACCAAAAGGGCTTTAATTAATTTTTTTCGCATAATGTCACATTTCTTTCAGTAAGCTTTTGATTGGTTCCTTCTTCATTTCCGACTTGGCCCAGGTAATCCAACCGGGATCTTCCATCTGAATTTCCGGCAACGTCTGACCTTTATGTTTGCCAAACGGAAGCTTATATTCATTTATATCTGGCAGATCTTCTCCTGCATCTTCTTTAAGAATTTCAAGTAATTCTTCTGGAATTTTATAATCAAGATCTGGACGTGATGCAAGAATATCGCATTCGTGAATCAGCTTCTCAAATTCATTCCTCGGCTTCGGCATAATTTCTTTGCCTTTTTTGTTCTTGTTCCACTCGCCAGAATGAGCAGCACACATATCAGCGATAAACTTCTTCATCTTATCGTCGATGTCATGTTCTACTTTTGTTGACAAAACCCAATCATGTGCCAGCATCGGATGATCCTGAACTGTATACTGAGATCCATTCCATCCGCACTTGATAGCGTCATGGAAAGCTGGAACACAACGCATTAAATCTCGCGCCGTTGGTGACTTTACAAATTCTTTGATATGCTCCAATCTAAGCAGATGCTCCAAAATTGAAGCAAACATGAAGATATGATAAAGCTGCCCGAATCTCTCACACTGTTTAGGATTATGATATTTACCGGATGTAGAACTCGGCATAGTAAAAATATAATCCGGAATTTCTTCGCACATATCTAAGTAATAATTTCTTATTTCATCGGTTTCAAATTTGTCAGCTAATAAGCTGAATACTTTTCTTTTATACTGCTTTTCCATCAGTACCCCCTTAAGTAATTCTTCAGATAGTAGGTAAAAAATCCACGAATAAACATCGCCGTATAATTACGATCAGGCATAAAGATTATTGGCGTGTTATACTTATGCCAGAATGAGTGATACGACGCCCAATAGGACTTTGCAGAATATTGTGTGCCGTAGTTACCATCTATCATATCCTTGTAGCTACCAGATTCTATAATCAAAACTTTAGTTCTTGGTGCTAAGGTTAGTTCTTTTTCAAGGCGATCCCGCTCTTTAGTAAGATTCCCGCTGAGTTCTTCTAATGAAGCTTTACGCTCTACGATGCATTTGTTATAGAACATCAAATCGCGCGGAATATTTAAGTCTTCATTCTTCGGTATCATGAACGAATAATCACCATAATCTAATTTTTTCTTTTTATACTTGATACCCTTTTTATCAAAGATATTGAGGATATGGTCATTCTTACCTTCATGTTCTCTGGTGTCGACAAGAATAACCATCGAATCCACAATCTCTTTTATCTCCTTTTCAGAGTATTTAAACAAATCAAGCAATATTGCTCACCTTCCTGTAGTCAATACACCACCAATTCCACTCTCCAGGCACGTTCTCCCAGCCAGATTCCGTCTTGCGTTTTCTCGGCTCTTTTCTAAATTTGTTGACATAAATGATATCGCCGTCTTCAAATGGAGTATCCGTAAAACACGTTTTTATTGCCGGATCTCTTTTGACTAATTTTTTCTTAACTTTCATATCTAAACTCTCGCCGTTTTTGATGCAGTAAGCTTTAAATTTTGGACTATATTTAGTATCAAGATCGGTGATTACTAGATATCTAGAATCCACAGACGCGTCTACATAATCTACATAGCCAAGAAATTCAAGCTGGTACTTCATCTTATCTGCCAGTGTACACTCAGGAATCTTTAACGATTCGATGTGATTTTTTAATACAGTTCTAAGATTGTAGTCTGAGTATTTTCCGTCAACTATCTTGGTAGCATATTTGAAAAGGTCTTCTTCAGAAATTTCGTATTTCTTTACAAACTTCTTAAGACTATAACCGTTAGGTGTACCATCTCTTTTCTTTTTCTCACATCCCTTTAATGAAACGTCTGGATAATGGTCAATAACATATTTCTGAAAATCTATATCGTCAACCCTTCTTGGTTTAAATTCGCATCCAGATTTCATAAATGTCTCATGTGAAATCCCGTATTCCTCGGCTTTTGTCAATGATATAGATTGTTTACCGTACATTTCATCAAACAGTTCGGCTGCTTTTAGCATCTTGTTAATATCACCAAATTCTTCAAAGAAATTGATTTTGATAAGAATATCGCGCTGTCTGGCATTCAGAGAAGTTTTTTGCTTAAGATCAAATAGCAAATCAACAAAAGAATTGTATTTTATCTCTCGTAACATATACATCTCTTCGGCAACATTGTCATTCAGGTTCTTAATAGATCCTATACCCTTGTAAATAGAATTTGACTCTTTATCACAAAAATACCCGGCTTGAGAATATCTAAATCTTGGTGGTTTGAAATCTATGTTTAATTTTTTCGCATATTTTGTTAGCGCAGCAGTTTTCTTTTGTTTATCAGAATTAATATTTAACGCAGTAGTTAAAAATTCTAATGGATAATATGTTCTGAGCCACCCAGATACATAGCCTTCATAGCTATATGGTGCCGAATGATTCAGGCTAAATAGATAAGAACTGGCATCTTCGATAACCTGAATAAAAGCCACGATATCTTCTTCGGATTTCCGCTCATCAATTCCATACTTATCTTTCATGGTTTTTATGAAGCCTTCGATATGATGTTCACTATTTGGCATATTCCCGCCATTTTTGATGATTGGAATATATTTATCAGTACCTGTCTTTTTGGCAAAACCTCTTCGAACAATATCTGCTTCACCCATAGTAAAACCGCAGTATTCATGAAGAAACTCAATAATTTGACACTGGAATACTAAATATCCAAAAGTGTTTGATAAGAAATCGTCTATTGGTTTCGATCCGGTTTTTCTGACAACACCATTTGCCAGGTCATCTCGATATGAAGCGCCAGCAGGACGAATAGCGGAATTGCCGATACTAAGTAGCGTCATTCTGTCGATGTTTTCATTAACTTCCTTGAATTTTTCGATATTCTCATCAGATAACAATTTCTTTATATAACTGTCACCAGTGGATCCCTCCCACTGGAATATCTGAGTAGTATCATCTCTGATAGCATCCCAAACTTTCTTATCGTTAATATCGACATTATCAGGAGTCAGTCTCGGTATTCCGGCAAGTTTACAGGTGCCATTTATCAAGTCAGCCGTGTCTAATTTGAGTAGATCTAGCTTAACGTAGTTCAAAGAATCAATCTCTTTCATGTTGAGCTGACTTATGGGATACGCAGAAGTACTTGTAGTACAAAGACCAACTGCGTCTTCCAGTTCATTTTCGCAAACAATAACACCGCAAGGATGAGAACCTATGGATACGATTGTTCCTTTAACAAGATCGACATACTCAAACAGTTCTTTATACTTATTTCTCATATCCATATATGCTTCTTCGTTGTCAACAGAGTCGCAAATTTTTCCAACTTCTGATAGTGGGATATTTAATGCTCTGCCGACATCTCTAATAGCACCTTTATCTGCGATGGTATTAAAAGTAATAATATCTGAACAATATAATCCGTGCCTGTTAAAAATGTACTGTTTAACATCTTCGATTCTGGATGGCGGAAAATCCGTATCAATATCAGACAACGATACTCTTTCAATGTTCATAAATCTATCGAAATTGAGATTATGCTTGATGCTATCCATTTCAGTAATTTCAAGAAGCCATGCTATTACAGATCCGTTTACAGATCCACGACCATAACCAACTTCGATATCGTTTGCTCTACACCAGGTAAGAATATCATCCATTAACAACATAAAATCAATAGCACCATTATGAATATACGCTTCCATTTCATGATCGATGCGGTCTAAATATTCTTGATAGTTATCGTATTTATCCACTCCGCGCTTTTTGATACCATCTTGGATTTTCTGTTTGAATAATTCCAGTGGATTTTCCCAGAGATGTGGATATTTATAACTACGATCTATTTCGAACTCTTCTACCATATCAGCCACTTTATTTGTATTCTCAATTGCCTCAAGTACTACATCCATAGGAAGAGATTTCTGTTTTTTATAAGCCTTAATTAAATCGTCGTAGTTTTTAAATGATAAATCCCACGAATCTTCGTTCTCAAAGTGAACACCTTTAGCTTTTTGCAGTATTGATCTTCCTTTAAGATGTTCTTTATTTAAAGCATGTGTATCAGTTCCTGTTATCATTGGAATATCGAAATTCTTATGAAGTTGATATAGTTCTTTATTATATTGTATCTGATCTTTATCGTTGTGATGCTGAATTTCTAAAAAACATCTGTGTTTATTATTGATAAGAAAGGTAAGAAACTGTTCTTTAATTACTCCTTCTCCTCTGCTTAGAATCGAAGCTAAACAAGCCGTGCACACAATAATGTTGTCAGATGTATTAATTAACTCATCAATTGAGATTCTTGGCATATAGTAGAAGTGACCATCTTCTCTGTTGAAAGATGCCGATGAAAGCTTGTTAATCTCTTTTACGCCTTCATAATTCTTAGCCAAAAGAACACAGTGATAATTATCTCTCACTTTATTCTCAAGAGATTCTGTGATATAAGCTTCGATACCATGAATATATTTAAGACCTTGTTTTTCACAATATTCTTTTTTGTGAAGCCATGAAAACACATTGCCATGTTCTGTGAACGCAATAGCTTTCATACCGCATTCTTTGGCTTTATCAATGTAATCAGTATATTTTGTTATGCTATCAATGTTCGTAGTCCCTGAAGAAAAATCAGAATGTAAATGTGTTATCGTATAATTATTCATTCTCTCACCTTATTCCGGTACAAACTCCTTAGCTTCTCTTTCGGTTCTCTCCTGCTCTCTAAGCGGACAACACCCGCGCTTTGCACAAAGATACGAACAGTACATATAGTCTGTTTTCTCTTTCATCGGCCACTCTGTTTCGTTCTCAATCCTGTGGATCACATTTACTGCCCATTTTTTAGCTGCTTTAAAATCTTTGGCTTTCCAGGGTATCCTTACACTTCGGCGATCTTTGAAAAAATTCCATTCCAGATAATCAACCCTACCATATTCTTCGATGACAGCTATGGAATACAGATAAAGCTGGTATTTATACTCTGTAAACTTTGACTGTGAAGCTTTCGCAAAATCGCCGTTCTTCTTATATTTCATAGATGCTGATTTATGGTCAAGTATAATAATCTCGTCTGTTTCTTTATCTCTCAACAGAAGATCGATAAAACCTACAAACGGATATCCGTCAATCTCGAACTCGACTTTCTTTTCAACACCCAAGATCTCGTACTTGTTCTCCAAAGGCTCGAAATTATTAAAGTAATCAAGCAGCTTTTCATAGTAATCATCTCTGAGATTCTTACCGTTTATGGTCGGAAACCACTCAGTTACCTTTTCAGCAAACTGATCTTCGTATATCTGTGGAAGATCCCAGAAATCTATTTCGTTTTTGTAGTAACCTTCTAAAAGTTCATGGGCAAATCCGCCGCCTTGACCATAACAGGAATCCAGTTTCGGTCCGCGCGGATCCTCTACATATTGCTGCAGCCATGCCCAGTGGCAATTATCAAATGAATTCAACCTAGAAAAGCTCCAGGTCATCATCCCTATTACAAATTTTCTTTCTTCGTTAGTCAAATTTTCACGCTCTCTTCATACAATTTCCTCCAGATTTCCGGACCTTTATCAACCGGAGAATCCTTTTCATCCAACAGGTTTTCTCTATCTTGTACTGCATAAACGTTTGTAAAACGCCGCAGCATCTTTGTTCCATCCCGAATTTTTTGAATGCTCACATCTTTGTCATAAGCAATTACTACTTCTTTTACACCCATTCTTATAAGTAATCTGATTTGATCACTGTTAAGCTTGCCAGTTTCAGAAGATACACAGTTATGATATCCCCAGGCGTCAGCTTTCATGACTGATTTGATACCTTCGAAGATAATAATCTTCTTAGTCTTCTGGATTTCATCCGCCGCTTGCTTATAACCCGCAAAGAAGTCAAGAGTATGAAGAGCTTTATAGTTCATATATTTCATTATCTTAAGCTGCTTAAAATTTGCGAATCTTGTTCTACCTTTTGCTCCGATAAGATTAGAATTCATATCGTAAACAGGATACATAATTCTATTAGATTTCTTGTCAATCCTAATTTCATATTTCTTTAGAGTTTCCTCAGGAATACCCTCCTCTATCCATTCATAAGGAATCTCATCTGAGAACTGGTCATAATAGGAATCTGGCAAAATTTCGTGTTGAACCACATCTTTTTCTTGGTGAGATTTCCGCAAATTTTTATAGAAAACAACTGAGTCAGCAGCCTGTAATGAATTTAAATCAGTCCCGGCAAGTTCTGCTGTCTTTTTGACGGCGTCATCAAAACTATAACCCTCAAAGATTCTTAACCACTGAATAATACTCCCGGAAACTCCGCATGAAAAACAGTAGAAATAATTCCCTCTTGTATCAATCATCAACGATGGCGTCTTGTCCACATGGTTGGGGCAGTGGCAAGCATAATTGTGAGAATCTTTTTTTACAAAATCATATGTTTTCGACGCATATTCAAGAAGATCTACTTGCTCACAGAGGATATCAAGCTCCTCATAATCATACTTCATTTCACCTCACCTAACTACTAAATGGGTTTGCTTGTACGTGCTGCTCCTTTGCTTGCTGGATTCTCATTCTGGATCCGTCAAACACAACGTCTATCCACTCACCGTCTGACATCATATCTCCGTTACGATTTATGTCAACAATCAAGGCATAATTTCCGCATTCTTTACCAAATGTATTGATCTCTTCTGAAGTCTTTGGCCGCCATTTAAGACCTGTCGAAACATATCTGTAGATTTTATCGGAATCGGCGATCTCATCGTTACGATTCAGTTGCGCACCCGCAAGAACCGGCACATATAATTCTCCGGCGATTTTATTCTTCAAGAAGTCCGTCATCTGGCCAAGGATGTTGTAGACCTTATTAGAATCTCCGTCGTCGCATTTAATATAATCATAAACGACGAACCCGATATCTATCTTATGTTTCAGTATTTTACACATGGCATATATCTTGTCAGTATCGGGATTGGTCATGTATTCATGTACCAAAGGCTGCTTTTTTAGCCAATCTCTGGCTTTTTTCAGCTTGTTCTTATCTTCTTGACTAAGTCTTCCATTCTTAATGTTGTTGCCCGAAATACCTGTTAAACAGCTTAAAACTCTCTGTGTAAATAGCTTATCTGAAATCTCAGTATCAATATACAAAACTGGGACACCGCTCTTGAGCATGTTAATGCATTCACATAGCATAAATGCAGATTTACCAGTTTTCATACGGCCAGATATTAATATCAATTCTGATGGATCATAGGTCACATAATTGTTGAGTTCTGGTATCATTGACGGAAGTCCGGCGAATCCGCTGTCATTCCAAGATCCTTCTATCTCGTCCCATATATCATCAAGCTTTTCTCCTAATGTGGATACTTCGTTGGTGACTATATACTTCTCGATAACATCGTTAATATTATCGTTGACCTTTTTGTTGACTTCAGATAAAGATAAGTTTTCGTTAAGACATATGCGTTCTGCTTCGACTGCAGCTTTCGCCATATCTCTTTTAAATGCTGTTGTAACAACATTATTGACAGCAAGCTTATACTCTTCTAAAGTATCCCGCGCGGCTTCAGAACATAAATCTATGAACTCCTGCATATTGCTCATATTATGTTCTTCGATCTTGCGCTTAACGGCTTTATTTGAGTCCAGCATTGTTGATATATTGAGTGCATCTATTTTGTCGATTCCGTTTTTATATAGTTCGCTGATCGCCCAATAAATGCACCCATTTTCAATATTGTAGAAATACCCCGGTTTAAGGTAATCCGTATGCATAATAAATTCGGGATGATATATTAGTGTTGCGATAACAACTGCTTCGCTATTAACATCGCTAATTCTGGACAAATCCATTTAAATCATCCTTCCATAAAATTGTCTATAGTTTTCCTTTTCGGAGGTCTGTAAACAAATGTAGGAGTCGTATCTTCTTCTATTGTGAACTTCATCTTTTTTCCAGCGTTTTTAAGCTTATTATATTCAGCTTCCATTTCTTTGTTGGCAATTACATAGTATAATCCAGCGGGATAATTAAGACGCATCTTATTATTGATATAATATTTAAGACCAAATAATAAAAATTCGCTATCTATTCCTTTGGTATTTACTATGGTGTTAACTGTTTTTCTAAGCTGCGGGACCGGAGTGTTCGGGTTGATCTTGTCTAAGAACAACTTAACAATCTTTTCTTTTTCTTCGCGCTCTTTAAAACAATCTTTGTGAAAGTACTGAGTACCTTTTTTTGCCGCATCATCTTTCGATACTTCTTCTCCTGGATGTTTACAGTATTTATACCTACATTTCATAGATTATAACCACGGAACCTGTTCTTCATCACTTTCATCGACTTTCATAAAATCATCATCTGCTTTAGGCGTTTTAGGAGCTGACGTTTTTCCGCCGCCACCGTTCTGAATATCAAAATCGAAGATAGTGAAGTTGATGTATTCCTTCTCCTTTTCTTTGCTCCAGTATCTTGTAACATCGCAGTTTTTAATCTGAATGTTTACCGGCTCCGTGATGCTCTTACCAAGTTCATGTGCGTTGCCTACAAGTCGCACGAATTTATTCTGGAAATCTGTTTCATAAGTACCATCCTGATTCTTTCTTGATGTCGAAACTTCTGCGGTAGAATACTTACCTTTATCTTCTACTGCCCAGATCCTGGCATATCCGCCTACTACACGACCATCGTCTAAAGTTCTTGCATGTGTAAATCCCATATTATATTCCTCCTATAAATTTTTAACTGCTTCTAAACAAGCCTTGGCTTTTTCGATATCTCTTATCGCATTGGGGTTTCCTGATGGTACGAATTCTTTAATGGTTTCAACCAACTTCGGGTTACCTTTCTTTTCTGTACCGATTTTAATAATTTCTGATTTTATTGCTTTAAGATCGTCAACAGGATCAGCGGGTGCTTCTGTATTGCGCACTCTAGGTGTGTAACCTTCGCCAGAATTAGCCCACTGGATGATCTTACGGCCGTGATCTTCTGACAAAATTACTCCACTTCTTCCAGAGAAAATGTGAGTATTATCTTTTTGCTGTTCTGCAACATTGGTCTTCTGATCAAGAAGAAATGTAACGGTAAACTCATACTCAAAGCCGTCACGCTGTTTTGCTCCTACGCCCAACTTCTGAACGCTTTTCTTTCCTCTGTCGTCCTGCGTCATTTCATATTGATCCTTACCCCTCATTGTTGCGATAATATGAATGGGCGAATCAGCAATTGCTGCGATAAAAGCATTATGTCTTGGAGTAATCTTTTTCCATGCCTGATAAGTTCCACCGGCTTGCTGCTGAAGGTCAAGACATCCTCCCTCGCCCTCCCATTCATGCGAAGAAGAATCAATAATTAGAATGTCGTAGCCTTGTTCAACTGCGAAATTAATAGCTTCTACATATCTTTCTGGATTATGTGGAGCTTCCATATCAATGATGTCATAATCAAATTCATTAGCATAATACTGACCACGGCTTTGTTCGGTATTCAACATTAGAATCTTAGCTTGTTTGCCAGTTTCCTTTTCGATCTCTTCCGCCATTCCAGTAGCCAACCTAAGAGAAGAATAAGTTTTACCGCCACCGGAAGGTGCCATCAATGCAATTTTAGTAAAAATCTTTTCTCTCTTAGCTTTCTTAATCACAAAACCTGCCATTTAATCATTCCTTTCTAATATTCATAAAACCTTGGATCATTGTTCACATCTAAACAAAAATCTTCAAATTCCTTAACTACTACAAGTCCGCTGCACTGCGGACATTTAACTAGCTTCGTAGAATATCCAGTGCCATGTTCATCCCATATATACTTTTGCGAATTGAACACGACACCGCATTTTTTACACTCATGTTGCCCTATTTTTACGCTTAACAATCATACTCTACCCCCTATTCTTCATCCTTTTTCTTGTTTTTGGCGAGTATGAATGCAATCCTATCAGCGATAATCTTATTATTTTCAATATCAAATTTCTTAAACTGAGTGTTTAACTTATCCCACTGTGCGAATTCTGTATGACGAGGCTGCCCAGAGTTTATGTTTGAACCAAATTCATACCTATCATCAGGATGTTCTTCATTCCATTTTCTTTTCTGCTCTGTTCTTTCTTTGTCATACTCATAACATTTTCCCGCCGCTTTCCGATCCGCGAATCTTTGCATCCGCTTCTCGTGACGCTTGGCTTTCTTTTCTTTATTAAGGATCTTGCGTCCTAAATCCTTATATCTTTTGTGTCTGGCCTGTTTCCCAGGACCTGGCTTTAGTTTTGCCATATTTATTCACCTCTTTGATTTGTAATCATTCTATGTATTCCCAAGTCAAACGTTGACCAGTCGTTGGATGTCTTCCGGCATGATTAATAATATGCTTAATACTCTTTCTTATGCTATCACTTCTTCTCCGCAGACCAGCCCATTCAGTTGCATCGGCAATACTTTTAAAAATTTCACCAGTTTCAATACATCTAACTTTTTTCAGTGATTTTCTACATCCATTTTCAATTCCGTGAACAGTATTTTCTTTAGATGTAATCCATTCTAAATTCATATAGTAATTTCTTAGTTTATTACAATCCTTATGGTTTACAACTAAACCTTCTTCATATCCACCAACAAAATTGAATGCTACGGCCATATGCGGTTTTATGATAATCTTTTTATCTTTCGCACCAAGACTTACACATATTTGATAGTAACCATTTTTATTGATATGTTTCTTTAGGATCCTATTTGTTTTTAAACTATAAATATCTCCATAATTAGATACAAGAAAGCGATCTGAATAATCTGTTCCCTTATATATTAATCCTTTCCATTTTAAATCCTTAAATATTCTCACCTCCTATTATTTATAACAGCCTCGGCTGGATTCGAACCAGCGAATGCAGGAGTCAAAGTCCTGTGCCTTACCGCTTGGCGACGAGGCTAAACGCAGGTTTTTAATGGAACCTGCTAAACCATTTAATCAATTACTGAATACATCAAAAACTGATGTAAAAATCTGATGTACAGAAGAAGATTCCTGTATCAACGTCAAAAATCTCGCGGGCAATATCCTCGTAGAGCGTAGAAGCTTTACCATAATAGCTACCAAGATCATCTGTGAAATACTGTACAACTTCCTTCTGGAAAATCACATAAATCGCACTAAATCCGAACCCACCAACTTCTTCGATGTCATATAATGCCCCATTGTTAGTAAAAGCATCTGCCAGATCAGCCTTTGTGGTATTCTTCAGAGTTCCGTTAGGCGGAATAACTTCAATATCTAATGTAATATTCCCAAATTCCCGCTGAGAAACAAGGATCTTACTAAGAGCCGCAGCTTTCTTTTCATTTGATACATATAGCTTAATCTTATAATTCTCCTCATCAAAAATCACATTAACCTCTGGGTCGCGCATAAAAAATGCGTTAATCTTATTGTAATAAATATTCCAAGGTGATGATAAACATAACTTTGCCATATTAATTCTCCTTTTTAATTTTATTATTAATAGTTTACGGTTTCCCCAATCTCGCTGCAGTCGAAAACTGGGTACTTCAAAATTCGGATCCCGGTCATAACCGAGTTCTTATAAAACTGCCGATTTCCGTTTTGTTCATAATTAGTCTAAAACTCTGATGTTGACCGCACAGCAGTCATTCGCTAGTTTATGTATGCATACAGTTTGTGGACTCGTCGTCCAAGCGCTCTTATCGAGAATCGAACTCGAATCTCCTGCAAGACCAACAGGCGCACTGAATTCTTAAACCGGCTTCCATTATGCTATAAGAGCAAGCCCACAAGACAGGTTTCGAACCTGTGTCTCCATTCGCGAAATGGTGTTTTAACCTAGGATTTATTTTTTGGCACCTTTTCTAAACTACATGTGGATAATAAATCTTCTGGGATTAAACCAAGGACACATGACATATAATGCCACATCTCTCACCTGATTAAACTAAGGATCCGTATAGCCAGGGGTAGGATTTGCACCCACCATGAACAGTTTGTTTGTAGCTCCCGAAGGCTAAATCTTGATTCGGTCATAGCTTTTTAACTATGTGTCCGCTGTTCCACCAAGCTGCTGTCTACCTATTCCAGCACCTGGCTATTAACGTAGAAAGGAGTGTCGCTCATTTCGTTCTATAAAAGAACGATGCAGAACGGTCGGATTCGAACCGACAACTTCCTCTTTAAAAGGAGGTACTCTATCCATTTGAGTTACGTTCCGCTGCGACTTATAACCGAACTTCCATCGCCGAAAAGTTTTCTGTGTGTCGATCTTTACTCAGAATAATAATGAAGTAGATTTTCTTCGTCTAACTTTGAACAATGTTGAATAGCTGATAAAAACAATAGAATAAAAAATAAAAATATACATTAAACACTGCTGCGTCAAACTGCTTGTTACCTAAATTTCTAAACACACACGGAAAATTAACTAAATTTCAAATGTTACTGTACTATTAATCTTGTTTAATTCAGTCTGTATTTCTGATAATAATTTTGTCACTCGTTCGAGTTCCTGTTTTACAAGATCAATATCATAATTGGCAATCTCATAATCCACGATATTTGAATTATACTTTTCTCTTCTCTGTTTTGGCAACTGCTGGGACATCTTCATGAGCCTACTTTTTTCTGCTGATAACTGCGGCATGAAAACTAGAACTTCGTCGATAGTCATATCAAAGGCGTCTAATTTTTGTGTTGTATTGAAGCAGTTGATAGCATGTTTAATATGCCGGATCTCTGCTTGAATCTCAGCCATTTCATTGCTGATCTTTACAAAATCATATTCTGGTCTTAAATCCTCTGGATTTTCGCCGACCGATGCATAGAAGATCTTGGATTTATCTTCGATATTCTTTAATAAGCAAAACTTCTCAGATAATTCCTTAACTTTCTTCGCCGCTTCTGTTGAAGTAACTTTCATATCTCTTACCTGCCTTTCTAATGATGATTATATCACAAGTTATTAATTTTGTCAATCATTAATTTAACCGCTTATTGGATGGTAATGATCGACAGATATATCCATCCAACAAAGCTGATTATATCATATATTGTTAATTTTGTCAAGTATTATTTTTATCGCCCAAGTTGCCAGAACGGCAACCCGAAACAATTATGATTATAACACAACATCGTAATTTAGTCAAGAGCTAATTTTGAAACTTTTTCTAGTCATACCGTCTGACCAATAAATCCGATCAACATCAAGATAATCTGGTACATTAGGCTCATACTCATTAGTATGCGTTACCGCCAGTGATGTCGTACCATATCGTTCAATTCTTTTGTTGGCAGTATCCCAATCCATATAACCATATCTCAAGTTTCCTTGCCATTCATTATATACATTTGTAGGATCGATAATGGTTAAATTGATATCTTCTTTATTACATTCAGTTGGAAACGGACCGTTGCCGTGACGTGTCATATAAGACCTGGTCACATAGATAGTCTCAAAATTTTCATATTCCGTATCTTTAAGAATTTCTTTAACATTGGTTAAATCCGTATTGCTCGGTGTAAGATGATCTTTGTCTGGTAGTTTTTGATCCAGAAGTAATCCCTGACCATTCTCAAAGATTACAGTATTATAACCTTTTAATACTAGACAATCATTATCAGCGCACCAGTTTATTCTTTCAATAAACTCACAGCAATCTACAACAAAAGACCAAAATAAATCTTCTGACCAATATATATCTGGTAATTTATAATTACATTCTTTTGCTAATTTATCTCTGATATATCTTATAATTGCAAGCGTATGCGTAAAACTATAAAATGCCATATAACCAACTTTTAAATACGGATATTTTGATGTCTCCCAAACTCCCTGCCCGCAAGATCCATTTCTATCTTTTGTTTCTCTGGCTTGTCCAACTAACATATGATATGGAGTAACTACTGGGCATTCTTTATGAGAAATGATTACTGTATTGCCAAGATATTCTTCGAGTTCATCATATTCTTGATTAAATATAATAGGATTAACCATAAACTGTTTTGGAAAATATGTGTCTGCTCCGGCAAAAGTACCAGAACCAAAGTGGTGAAAAACATGACGCCTTCCGTTTGGTAATTCAACCGTATGTCCACGCTGAGAAGAGCCATTGGTTAATATATTAAGTACTTCATCGCCCTTGAGGGCGGCCTCATTGCTGAGATAATCAACAACTTGGCCTTTACCCTCATCTCCATAATTAAGACCTATAACAGCCTTAATATTCTTTACCATGAAATTCCTCCGTCGTTCTTTTGCATGATATAACTATCGTTACTTAAAGCATCATCAATACAGTCAACAATATCACTTGCCAAACTATCCAGTGTTCCTACTTTTAGATGACCTTCCGGAAGAATCTCGCCAAACGATGTGTCAATTCTGTTCTTGTAATACCTATATGATGTCCTGCGGTCGTTTACGGCGATATGATATATATCAAACTTTTCTGCAGCTTCTTCGTACAACGCTTTAGTTTCTACATCTGCTTCGAGTCCATCCCCACTAACGCTTGAAAGTTCAACTTTCGGCAAATATGGATTGAGTGGTTCGTCACCAGTAGTAATAATGATTCCTTTTTTACCACGCTTCCAGCAATCCAGGTCGCAATGTCGCGCACCATAATACCAGGCGGCAGTATATGACTCAAATCCGTTTCCCCCGCCGCCACGCTCGAAATAAAGCTTATCAAGCTGTTCGGCGATTCTAATATCAGACTCGAACTGTCCAATCTGGATAGGATCGGTATCGTATGCTAAATCACCAATACCCATCACACAGATTTGAACGTCATCATATTTGTTAAATAAATCCTGCACAATCACCCCGATTTGACTTGCTACTTTCATACCAACATCAGTCATACTACCGGTTAAATCGCAAGCGATGATTACAGGAATCGTATTAGGATGTTCTTCGGAATCTCGGCATTCTCTCATTATATTTTTAGGGTCAAGCATTGGATCTGTTGACCTGCTTTTAAATACATCCTGATACACTAAGCCATCAAAAACTGCAGCTCCAGTAGCTGATGTTGTAACTCCTCTTGTACTTGTATTATAACTTACATAATTTGTGGCACTCCAACTTCCGCTACCCATTATTCTTCATCCTCCGTTTCATCTTTATCTTCACTGTCTGTATCAAAATCGAAGTCAAACATTCCTTCAAACATATCTCCGAAATTTCCACCGCTCATCATCATAAGTGGCAGCATATTACTCATGTTGCCGGATCCGTTATTACCCTTCATCATCTCAGACATCATCATGTACTTAAAGATGTTGTTTGCACCTTTACCGCCTTTAAGATTATCACCAAATAGAGATACAATCTTACCATAGAAATAAGTATTACCCATGAAAACATGACGCTCCAGAAGCTGGGTTTCTACCGTGCTGTCTTCGTAGTTGATAACAGTTACCTTTTCTTTGTCAGCTTCGATCACACACTTCGGCTTGCCATTCACCAAGATTATGTCTCCTTTATGTACCTTGTTTGTAGGGATCACAAAGAAGAAATCTTCTCCGATATCAAATACAAAGTTATTGCAATTCACAAGTCTTCCGGTCTTCATATTGTATGTCTTATATCCGTTGTTAGTTTTTACAGCGATTTTACCGTCCATAGACAGTCTACACATACCAGGCGCGATTTTTCCAAACATTCCATTAAACATCTTATTCGTATCAAACATATTAAAATTCCTCCTTGTTTATCACATTATTGATTATTATCTTTGATATATATAAATATATCTTCATTGTTATGATGGTTTGATATTCCTGTGCGCAAATTGTTTTTTAATAACATTTTATCATGTAATTTAAAACCAACGTTTTTACATATATTCCCAACATCTTGTATTAAATCATAGTTTTTAAAATTTTTAATATTGATTACAAAGTATCCTTCTTTTATTAAATATTTGTATATATTGCTTATTGTAGCAGCCATATAATTGCTTATCCATTCATCATATGTGACACCATCATAATAAGACTGGTCCCCTACTTTATAATCTTCTAAATTAAAATATGGTGGACTACTAAAAGCCAATCCGAAAGTGTTTTCCCATTCTGGCACAAAAATTTCGCTTCCATGTTTTCGTATATCAACTTTTGTATTATTATTGCATATATTCTTATAATCGTTCGCTAGTTGATCTAATCTATCACATAAAAGATAATTTGGATCCGTTCCATAATAATCTATATTATTTCTAAGCGCACTAAGCAGCCTAACTCCCCATCCACAAGAATAATCCAATAATTTATTATTAACATTATATTTAGTTAAAATTTCATCAGCGGTTTTAATAGGAAAATTTGCTGGTTTTTCAGCTAATCCTTTGCCGCACAATCTAAACGCAGTTGATATTTTATCTGTTATCGACATAGTGTCCGGATATATTTTTTTTATTGCTTTCTGTTTTACCATAAAAAACTTCAATTAATTGTTTGCATTTTAATACTTCTTCTATTGACCATTTACTATGCCAAAGTTTCGTTTTTGATGCAATATCTTTAATATAATAGTTATATATATGATTTATTTTTACTCCACCTTCGGACACCTTTTTTATTTGTTTTTGTACATCTTCGAATGATGGTTTTGTATAATACTCTTTTACAATTTTTTCATATTCTTCATCTGATAATTCTTTTCTTATATTCGTTTTATATGTTTTTCCTAAATAATTTATCTCGTACATTCAATCTCCTTGATTGTAACAGATTGTGAAAATTTTTTATTTGTATCAAACATATTAAAATTCCTCAGTAAAATATTCTTTAATTCCAATTATTTCTTTTGTTTCTGAATTGAAGATAAATTGATTCTTCATTCCGTCTTTTATAAACATTTCTCTTTCGTCTTTATGCGATCTAAGTCTAAACAGTAATCCTTTTATCATGGTGATTAAATGATCCTTTGATGAGCAATAATCAATGATATCGCTATACATGAAATCAATTAGACTTTGAATCAATTTATCTTCTTGCTCAGTGTTTCTTTTAGTATCCATTATTTCTCCGTAACCACTGCTGTTCCTGCTCCTTGGACAGTAACCCATCCATGTTTCTTTCTTGCTTCCGCTTCAGTCATTTTGATTAATTCGTCTGTAATAGATGCAGCCTTTACCTTATTTGCTTCTGCTTCAGCTTTTGCTTTGGTAATCTGGATCTCAGCTTCATTTTGGGCTTTGATTAATGCAGTCGCAGCTTCGACTTTTGCGGTTTCCTGCTCAGCCTGGGCCTGTTGCTTTCTTTGAACAGCAGTAATTCTATTATTAATAGTTTTACGAAGTTGCTTATCAGGATGAACATCAATAATTGATGCACTTAACACCTCAATTCCATAATCCTTTTTAAAACTATTATTCAAATATTTTGTTAATTCATCATTAATCCCGGCTCTATTCCCAGAATATATATCCATTAAAGAATGCGACGTAGTGACTTCAGATACTTTTGATTTCATTACGGTTCTTACTCTAGAATCGATGATTTCTGATCCATCCATTCCTCTAAATCTCCGATAAGTATCTACGACAGTTTCATCATTAAATTTATAAGACATTTGAAAACTAATTGCAATTGTTGCATCATCAGAAGTTGAAACTCTAAAACTGTCATCACCTTTAGATCCTTCCCTTTTATCTTTAGTAAGAACTAGCTGCTCATTACTTGTATTAAACAGTTTTACTTTTTTAGTTGGTGATACAACATGCCACCCACGATGAAGAGTTTTATCTTCTGCACCATGAGACATTGAAATCACAACACCTTCGTATCCATCAGGAATACGTTCAACACATAATATTATACAAATTAATGCAACAACAATAATAACTCCTAAACTAATAGCTCCAATTAATCCCTTTTTCATTCCTTTTCCTCCTTATTATCTCTGTCAATATTGTACATTGTATCCTTCCAAATTCTATACATATAAAGCCCAAGTGGATAGAATACAAATGAACCTAAAAACCAAACTGCAACCGCTCCTAATATCACTAAAAGCCAAAATACTGGATTCAACCTAAAAAGCCTCCTTTATAAACAATCCTATATTAATTGATAGTGCCAAAATAACATTTATAAATGGAAATAAAAAACATATTATTAAAAGTGCTACGCAAAAAATTATGAAAAATATATCTTCTTCTAAAAAATCAACTGCATAATCAAGTATTTTTTATTATGCTTCTTATATAACAAATGATTTATAAGTAACCCAAAAGTCATTATTAGTACTGTTAATAAAAAACTAATCAAAAATATTAACATAACTTATGTCCCTTTTATAATGTCAAACATTTCATCAATGCTCTTATCACCAATTGGAAATCTTTCTTCCCTTGTCGTTAAAGAGTTTTTTCCAAAAGTTCCATCTACAAGATTAATAAAAAATGTTGATGTTCCATCATTCCCTTGAAAAATCAATTCCCATTCTTCATCACTTAAAAACCTTTTAGGATTAAGCTGTTCTAAAGCAAGGTTATCAAAAGCAATTCTGCTAAACCAGCCTTCATCAATAATAAACTTTAAATTCCAATATAAGTAATTCTTTTTATTGAACACTTCTGCAGACTGTTCTGGGTCTCTAACGTATTCTTTTCCGCGACCAATAGTCTTGTATCCAAGAATTAAAACTTTAAGGCCATGATGTGCCAATTTATGAAGCTGCTCAGTAGTTACAATTCCATTAATGACATGAAGAACAACATTTGGAGTTTTTTTCACCCTCTCAATAAACTCATCTGTAGGATTAACTACGGATACACCAATTCCATGGATTTCTCCGTTATACTGGAACCATAATAAAGATCTCCATAATGCATCATTCATAAAATGATTTTGATTTACAGTTACATTAACAATAATATGTTTCTCTTTCATTAATTCTAAAAATTCCACAAAACCTTCAGGAATTGGAAGCTGAAGATTAATAGCCATTTCT